CAACTGGTGCTGTGACAGGATCTGACACAAACGTAACTGTAAAAGGAGTTATATCACAAGTAAATTCAAGTGAAAGTGATGGTGTTTATCAATCAACAGATTTAAATGTCTTGATAGGTGCAAATGAGTTGGGAGATTATTATCCTACACAGGCAGATCGTGTTCAATATCCACAGGCAGGTGCAACGGTAGAGGCTAAGATAATATCAATAAGAACATATAGAGGAGATCAACCTGTGTATCACTCTCTAGTTGTGAGGCCACAATAATGCTTAGTCCAAGACAAAAAGCTAAGAAATTTTTTAAAGATTTGAAAAGAAATGAAGATGCAACTATAAGAAGAGTTGTTAATGGAGCTAGAACCGCAGCAGCAAATGTAATGAATGATTTAGCAGAAAGAGGACCAGAATATTCAGGAATATTTAAAGATAGTTGGAGAGCTCAAGGTGTAGGTTCTGCGTCTGGTTCTGGGTCAAGATCTGGTGAGTATCCTTATAGCAGAATTGATGTTCCACAATTACTGCCTACAAGAATGGTTGGTTTTGATGTTTTAAGAGGTAAATTAATAATTAGAATTTTTAATACACAGACTGATTATGTAATGCAAGCTCTAGATTTAGAAAGAGGTAAATTTAGACCAGATATGTTTTCTGATGGCAGGCCAATTCCACCAATAGGAAAGGTTGTAAAACAGGGTGCCAGAGGAAATGAACCGATATTTAGAGGTGAGTTTGTCGGTCCTGGTATTGGAAAAAGTACAGCAAAAGCTAATTGGTATACTACATATGTTAAAGGCGGTGCTTTTAAAAAGGCCGTTAGAAAAGGAGTAAACACAGCATATAAACCATTATGAATTACCAGGCAATTAGAGCAGCTATTGAGAATCCAATACTTACAGCATTTTCTGGATTATCACCTTCTGTTCCTGTTTTTTTTGATAACATTACTGCTGCCCCATTAAGCAGTGTTACAGAATATGTACGAATAAATGTAACTTTTGGAGAGACAAGTGAAGCTACTTTAACTTCTACTGTTGATACTGCAAGAGGTGCAATAATTATTGCTGTGTTTACAGAAAAAGGTAAAGGTCCAGCTAGAAATCAAACTCTTGTTACCACTGCTGTTAATGTTTTAGAAACTTTAAATAATACTGCTAAATCAAATACTGGTGTATTTTTTAGAGTTGGTAATATATCTGGTCCTAGTTTTTCTACAATTGAAACTCCTCCTTTATTTGAAGGAAGAATAGATACTTCTTATGTTGCCACTGTCTTAAGCTAAACAAATTACCAAAATCTGCTAACCTATAATTAGGTCTTTCATTTACGTTATGGCAGCTACTTGTTTATCTGGTACCTCTGGTGCTCTTTACTATAAACCTGCTGGTACTATTGGAACTTTTAACTCAAGTGACGTTACTATCGGTACGGAAACAATTATAGTCGATTCTTTTTTAAATTTTGAAGCAGGAGATCCTGTTAAATTTTCTGTTGTTAATTCACAGACAGGTGCTGCGGGTACAGGTACCTTACCTGCTGGTCTGAATACTTCAGATACATTTTTTATTAAAACTTATACTGCTGCGACAGGAGCACTAACAGTTTCTGCTACTAATGGTGGTTCTGCGGTTGATATTACAGATACAGGAACTGCTGCCTCTCCAAACGTATTTCAGATAGCTTATGGTGCCCATGAGAGTGTTTCTCAGGTTAGAGAATGGACTTTTGAAATTACTAGGGACGAGATTGATGTAACAACTATTGGAGGAACTCCAGGTCAGTTTGTTCCATTCAGAAAGTTTATATCAGGTTTTGGTGATGGTTCTGGTTCTGCAACTGTTTATATGACAGATGAAGATACAACTCTTGCTAATAGAATGATCAAGGATGTTTTACAGAGGCAACAGGTAGGTGCTTCATTTAAACTTTATATAGATCAGGTATTCTCTGGTGGTACCGTCAGCGATACATTAAGTCGTTTTATCAGTTTTGATGCTACATTAACATCTGCTGGATTCAGCGTTAACCCTGACGATCCACAGTCGGTAAATGTAGAGTTCAGACCTTCTGCACAGCCTACTTTTGATTTATCTAAATCATAGTTATTGATAACTTATATAGAACTGATATAATATAATAATAAATATATATAATTTATGGCATCAAACAAGACCATGCGAGCGATTGATCGTTTGCGTAAAGCTGCAAACTTAGAAGCAACAAAAAAAGAAGTTACATTATCTGATGGTACTTCCTTTGAAATGTGGGTCACACCTTTGACATTAGCTGAAAAGGAAAGAGCTTTAAAAATGGCTAAAGGTGATGATACAAATGAATTTGCTTTACGTTTATTGTTAACAAAAGCACAGGATCAAAATGGAGAAAAATTGTTTCAACCTGGTGAGATTGACATTTTAAAAAATGAGATAAGAGATTCTGACCTACAAAAATTAATGTTATGTGTCATACAGGAAGAAGAAGAGCCTATTGACCCAAAAGACTAAGTGCTGAACTGCGTAAAGACAACTTAATGATGTTGCAGTTTGGTATCGCAAAAGAGTTAGGAATGAGTTTATCTGAGGTTAGAAAAATGACTCTTGAAGAAGTCTTAGGTTGGAGTGCATATTTTCAGGTATTAAATGAAGATCAAGAGAAAGAAATGGAAAAAATCCGCAGACGTAGGTAGAATAAAACAAATTAGCTAATAGATAGTGGCAGATAGAATACAGACACAAATAGATATTGCAATTAAAGGTAGTGCTGAAATTGTAAAAACGCAAAAAAAATTAGGTCAGCTAGCAGGAGAAATAAAAAAAATTAATGAAAGATCAAGAGGTTTTGTTCAAAGTTTTGCAAAAATAAACGATCAATTAAGGCTTTCTAATATTTTATTTAATAATGCTGCATCAGGTACTACTGCTTATAGAAAATCAATCGAAACTTTAGTAAAAACAGAAAGTGCTTATAATGCTGAATTAAATAAAAGAAATCTTTTATTAAAAGGAGCAAGAAGTGCTCAAGGTATGGGATTAGCTGTTGATCCTGTATTAAAATCTATAGAAAGAAATCGTAGAAAAACAAGGCCAACACAATCAACAGGTGGTGGATATATAGAGTTTTCACAAAATGCCGATAAAATACTTGCTCAAAAAATATTAACTCAAAAACAAGGAGAGAAAGAATTACAACAGGCTTTATTAGCTTTAGAAATTAAGTCTGCAAAAACCTTAAATGAAAAATTACAGATACAAGGAGAACTAAATAGAAAAACAGCAGAAGCTGTTAATAATGCAAAATTACGAGGCCAATTTAGTCCTTTAACATCTGATATTAGAGGTAATATTGGTGATATAAAAAGTAGAAGAGAATCTAATATTTTATCTTCAAGAAGAAATCAATTTGGCAATGTATTTACAGGTAGATCAGGTAGAGATTTTGGACAAATAGGTGGAAGAATTGGTCCAGTAGAACCTGTTAGATCCGCAGGAGGATTTTCAGCGTTTAGTGCAAGAGCAGATGAGATCGCAAAATTAACGACTGAAGAGCAAAATTTAAATAATATTCGTGTAAAAGCTTCTCAAGATTTAAAAGTTTTAACAAGAAGAAATGACAAGTTATTAAGAGTACAAAAAGGACGAAGTAAACAGCAATCTTTAAGAAATGCACAATCTAATGCTTTGATTGGTGGTGCTTTTCCTTTGTTATTTGGACAAGGAGTTGGTGCTGCTGCTGGTGGTGCTGCTGGTGGTTTTGCTGGTGGTATGATGGGAGGTCAATTTGGTTTTGCATTATCACTTGTTGGAACAAATCTTGGATCTTTAGTAGATAGATTAGTTTCAGGTGCATCTGAATTAGGTCAGGCATTAGGACCATTTAGTCGTAATACAGAATCAGTTGTAACTTCATTAGGATTACAAAATAGTGCTCAAGCTGAACAGATAAAATTCATTCAACAAACAAAAGGTGAAACAGCAGCTTTTAATGCTGCGATGAGATTAATGGCAAATGATATTGGACAAAATGGAATTAGTGCTTTACAAAGATTTGGTGAATCATCAAAACTTCTAGGTGGTGAATTTAAATTAGCTTTGACAAGATTGCAATCTTTTACAGCAGAAATATTAAATTTTATACTTAAAATATCAGGAGCAGAAAATGCATTAAAAAAATCAAGTAATAACAGACTTATTGAAGATGCTGCTCAAAGGGGCAATACACAAGCTTTAGACATACAAAGACGACAAGCAGCTATAAATGCTATGCCTAAAAAGAAATTAAAAGGCACATCAGGTTCTTTGGTGGGAGATTTGGAAGTAATGTCTGATGAAGCATTTAAAAAACAACAATCATTAGATATTGATAAAGAAATATTAGCTACTCAAGAAAGAGGAAGAATACTTGCTCAATCAAAAAGCGTTCAATCTGAAAATCTTATTAAAACTGTACAAGATGAATTAAATTTAAGAAATAAAGTAGAGACTTTGATGAAAGAGGGAAATAGTAAAACATTGTCTGAAAAAATTGCTAAAACTCAATTTATTTTTGAAAAAGAAAAAGAAATGGGTTTGCAAGAAATTGAAAAAAATAACAAACTTATTAAAGATAATAATTTAATTGGAAAAGAAAAAGAAAGATTATTAAATATAAATGAAGGTATTAATAAATTCCTTGAAGAAAGAAAACCAATTATGGATAAATTAATAACAGATCAAAGAACTTTAAATGATGAGACAGATAAGTTTAAAATTAAAAATGAAGAGATTGCTAATTTACTAGCCACTGAAACTACTAATGCAATCATGGGTCTTATAGATGGAACTAAGAGTTTAAGTGAATCATTAGCAGGAGTCGCAAGACAACTAGCTTCTATGTTCTTAAATAAAGCTTTTGGTGCCATGTTTGGTAAAATTTTTGGTGGAGAACAAGGTGGCTACCTTCGTTCTGGTAGTTTTAAAGCTTTTCAATATGGTGGAGTCGTCAGTTCTCCTACTCTTGGAATGATAGGTGAAGGTGGTGAACCAGAATACGTTATCCCATCTTCTAAGATGGATGGAGCGATGGCTAGATATTCCGCAGGTGCCAGAGGTGGTGCTGTTATTCCAGGAGGCTCAGGTACATCTGGTACAGTTGCAGGCTCTTCTGGTAACACAATCGTTGAATATACTGGCCCTGTCCTTAACTTCAATGGAGATGAATACGTTCCAAAAGATTCTGTTCCTCAGATAATAAATGCTGCTGCAAAACAAGGTGCTACTTTAGGACAGTCACGCACATTAAATACTCTTAAGAACTCAAGAAGTTCCAGAGCTAAGATAGGTATATGAGTCTCACTGCTATCACTACGTTTGTAGTTATTAGAAAAAAACCTAAAGATTCCAAACCTTTTGGTGAAACTGAATTTCGTTTTCAGAATGGTAAATGTAATCCCGATAAGTTGGACGAAAGTCAAATAAAAGCAGTTTTTCCATCTCAAAATCCAGATGAAAACAATAAAGAATTTACATACAAATTCTTAAATTTTATATATCAAGGTGCTGCAAAAAATAAATCAGGAGATAATTTAGAGGCTGCTTTAATTCTTGCTAATAATCAGGTATCTATGTCTTTTGCTCAGAAAGTAATTACAGAAAAATATAGTGTTGAAGTGTTTGTATCTAAAGTAGATCCAGAAACAATGAATCCACAAGAAATATATGGCAATAACTTTTTAACAAGAGATAATTGGTTAGCAGCTTCTTTGTCTTACGATGCAGAAACTATTGAAGTTTTGTTAAGCAGTTCTATTGATGCTGTTGGTACCACGGCACCTAACAGACGTTTAACTTCAAGTATTGTTGGAGCATTACCTGTAACTGGAGATATACAAAACAGATGAAGCCTGTACATCTTATTGGCATGCCATATCGGTTAGGTGCTGATCCTATCAAGCATGGTGCTGCTGATTGTTTGTCTTTAGCTAGAACTGTATTAGCCAGTTACGGTATTAAGACTCCAGAGCCTACAAAAGATTGGTATAAAAGGTTTCGTAAAAGAGAATATCAAATATTTAAAGAAGAACTTAATAAATGGGGAAACCTTACAGAAGACAGTAAGATAGGTACAGTTGGGCTATGCAAATCAAATGAAGGTTATGGGCTTGCTGTTTATTGGGAAAAAGGATGGCTGAGTTGCGGAGAGTCGGAGGTAAGATGGAGTCCTCTAGAGTATTTGGAGGTCATAGAGCGTTATTACCCTATGAAGTCCAACTTTGTGAAGCCTTAGGAATTACAGAAGAAGAGTATTGGCAGTTTATATATTTAGCGGAATCTGTTAACGGTAAGAGGAGAAAAGAATATGATCTGATACCTGATATTGTAAATATGCCAGCAGTGCCAATAGCTCCTTTACTAATAGGAAATATAGGTATTGGTTTTTATGGTGTTATTGCAATTGGTGTTGCATTATCTTATATAGCAGCAGCTTTAGCACCAAAACCAAAAGCACCTAAAACTCCACCTAGTTTACAAACAGAAGGAGCACAATCTGTTAAAAGATTTGCACCACAGTCAGGTTTTAACTCTTTACAGGAATTAGCTGTTCTCGGTGAAACAATACCTCTTATTTTTACTAAAAGAGATTCTGCTAATAATATTGGTGGTGTTCGTGTGAATAGTAAACTTGTCTGGTCACAATTAAGGAGCCTCGGAACTCATCAACAATTAAAAGGTGTATTTATATTTTCTAATGAAAAGATTCCTACAAAACCTGATTTTGCAGGATATGCCATAGGAGATTTACTTCTTAAAAACTATACAGGTGCAAAGGTAGCTTTATATTACAAAGGACAAAAAATAAATGATAAAAATAGATTACAAGAATCAGACAGATATACACAGAGTGAACTTGCAAGAGAGATAAGTAGAGATGGTTCAAATCCTGAAGATGTATTTAGTATTGACTGGGATGAAATTGGTACTTTTAGCAATAATATTTTTTGTGGAGTAAGAACTCCTACAACGCAATCAAGGTTTGGCATTTTTTCTCCGATGCCTAATATGATGAGATTTCAGTTACCTTATGAATTAATTTTAAAAGCTAAAGATGCAAGTAATAAAGATGATATTGATAAAAAAAGAAAAAAAATTGCTAAATATTATCCTAGATATGCAGGTTTTTTAAAACATAACGGTGAGGAAAAGCATGGACGTTTTACATTAAACAAAAATGATACCGTAAGATATACAATCGGTGATATGAACCCAATAGATGATATACAAGGTGATTTTGAACCTTGGGGTTTACAAGATGTTAAAACTGCTCTTGATTCTGATAGAGAACGAATTGATGACAATATTTCGATCGGAGAGTCATACTTAATTGGATCTTCCTTAGCTATTTGTACTGAGATACAACAAGACAGATTATGGGCAGAGGGAACTTATAAAGATTTTGATTTTAGAATTACAGATATAGGACCAGATGCTGACCCAAGAATTGATATAAGAGGAAGTTCTAACGGTTTTAGGATGGCTCACTCTCCTTGGGAATTAAATACTTTACAACGAGTAGCCGTTGCTTCAATTAGTAACAACAGAGATTGTGATGTTACAGAAATAGGTTTGAAGTCTAAAGTTTTTAAACAAATTACTGGGTTTCCAAATGTAAATAGTCATCCTGGGGGTTTTGATTATGATAATCCGTCTGGAACTTTAAAAACATATCAAGATGATAATGGTAATATTAGTCTTGGTCCGTTAAATAAGTATGTTTCCAGATATAGTTTCTTCAGACTACAGGCAAGAAAGGCTGATACTGATAATGATTTTATTACTATTGATAATGGCAAACCTTTTGCAATTAAAGGTAGAACACCACAGTTTCAATATAACTTTATAAGAATAAGTCATCCAAAAAGTCAATATGAATTTAGATTTGTACCTTATCCTGGTAATGAGATAAAAAGAAATTTTATTGACAACGGTAATAATCAAATAAGATTATTAAGAGCTAATGCACCCTTACAACAAGATACCAAAAATGAATTTAGTATTAGATATGCAGGTTTTAATTTAACACTTACTGGTGGTGATGTTTCTAATACTGAATGGTTTCTAGGAGTAGTGCCAGAGACAGGTACTAAAATAACAGGTTTAGCAATTGATAGAGTTGGATTTACTGATGATAATGTAGGGTCATGGACAACAACAGATGACAGGTATGAGTTCCCTAGATATTACGTTGAAAAAATTAAACCAGGTTTTGATGGAGGAAGAACTAGTATTTATCAATTTATTTATGATGACGAATTATTAGGTACAGTAACTGCTAAGACCACAACTTCTGTAGAAGAAATTATTTATTATGAGTCAGATTCTGTACGTTATAAAGTTGGTGCTTTTGTTGAAGCTGGCGATGATGAATTTCATGCGTATGAAGATTTTAAAGTTCAAAGACAAAATTTATTACCTTTTGATTCAAAAGTTGTTCATACTGTTGAAGATATTGAATTACTTGATAATACAGGTAATGGATCTGGAGCAAAAATTACTATACAACTTTTTAGTTCGGGAGGTGTTCTTTGGTTTTTAACAGATTCTGGATCGGGATATACATTTGAATCAACTGTCAATATACCAGCAGTTTCAGGTGGAGGACAAACTTTTTCAGGTCTTGATAATGTTCAAGTTTTTGTAGTAAGTCAGGAATTTGTTACAGATCCTTGGCCTGATAATGAAATTGGAAATGCAGTAAGAAATAAAAACATATTACCCTATGGTGCTATTGCTGATTTCATTAGTTTCGAAGCAGAAGTTCCTAGTCACATGGAAGAACCAGAACATGAGATTGTTTATGTGAATGAACAGGTAAAAGGTAATGGGTCTTTAACAGATGGAGAATTTATGAATTATAAAGATTTATCATTAGCAGGTATAAGAATTAATAGTAGTAAAGAGTTTGCAAGTTTTAGTCAACTATCTGCATATTTTAAAGAAGGATTAAGTATAAAAAATCTTATAGATGGAACGATAGGACCAAGTAATTTATTTCCTGATATTGTTTTTGCTTTGTTGACTGATCCCTTAATCGGTGCTGGAGATTTGATCGGTGTCAGATCTGTTGATGAAGACAGAATGAAGATAGCTTCAGAATTCTGTAAAGCAAATAAACTATTCTGGGATGGTGTAATAGTTGAAGAGAAAAACTTAAGAGAATTTATTTTTCAAAATGCACAATACTGTTTATTAGATTTCACAATATTAGGTGGTAGATTTTCTTTATTTCCTTCTGTACCTTTTAATAAAGATACATTTCTTATAGATAGAGAACAAGAACCCGATGTTAAAGCTTTATTCACTGATGGTAATACAAAAAATTTACAAGTTAGTTTTTTAAGTGCAGAGGAAAGACAGGATTTTATAGGTTTTGCTTCATATAGACATGAAAGGGAAAATGGATTTGCTGAAACAAAAATTGTAAATAGAAGATTAAGTTCTACTCTTGATAATAACCCTCGTGAAAGTTTTGATATGTCTATTTTTTGTACAAGTAAATCTCATGCTCAGAAATTTTTAGATTATGCTTTACAGGTAAGAAATAAAATAGATCATGGAATTACGTTTGATACAACACCACAAGCCGCAATGCACTTAGCACCAGGAGATTACATAAGATTACACTCAGAAGCTACTCATACCAATCGTTTTGCCAATGGAGTAATAACACAGGATGGTAAGATTCAATCACAAGTTAATGTGACAAATGGTACGCAGATAATGTTTTGGAAACCTGGAGATACTTCTGTCTCAGAACGGGTTGCAATACAAATCACAGACGGTAAAGCTGCTTCAGCATTTAGAGGTTCTGTTTTTACCGTTCCAGATGATTCAGTATCTGATCGTGTTTATAAAATAGAATCTATATCTTATGCAGAAGATGGGTTAATTAACATTTCTGGAAGTCATGCTCCTTTAAATGCAGATGGTACACTTGCGGTAATTAAATATGATGATAAAAGCATTATTTCACTTGACAATTTAAGTTCCTAATTATGGCTACTGCACGTCCTTTTCCCAATATTAAACCAGCCTCAAGAAGTTTCACTCCTGGTAATTTCCCTCAAACAGAGTTTATTGCACAGAATGGTGCTAAAAGTGTTATCAGATATGGAAACAAACAAGTAGATGCAAAATTAACATTAAATTTTAATAATATTACAGATGAACAAGCATTTGAAATTTTAGAAAATTATAGAGAAGTAAATTCTGTATATGATTTTGTTACTTTTAATAGTGAGTCAGGCTTAGCTGGTATAGGCAAGACAGGTCATACTACGCCAGATGGTTCGTTAGGAAACTTAGCAGGATACGTTGATGCAGTTCCTTTAGGTTTAAGATATAGGTATGATGGTCCTCCTACCGTAACAAGTGTTTTACCTGGCATTTCTAATGTGCAATGTAAATTTGTCGCATGCCTTGATGGGGATTAGAATGAATTTAAAATTTACTTAA